TTTCTTTAGTTGGGAATTGTGTTATAAGTTGCCAAGTGTAATCTCCATAAACAAATGTACCCGTAACAACTTGAGTTACGTTAGTGTTTTCGCCCGTTAATTCCAACGTGGCAGGAACTCCGTATCTTGGAATAAAATGTATTGTTTGACCTATATTAGATTCATTAACTACTATCATATTATTATAACTCTTATTCCGTGTTTTTGTGCATAAAAAAAGGGGTGTTGCCACCCCCTTAACGTTATGAAACAAAGTTCTTAGTTATTTACAACCGTTGGGTTGCCTAATAAAGCAACTAATGCAGGTTCGTCGCTACAATCAAGGAAATTGGCAGGAACGGCCTCTTGCCCAGTGAATGTAAGTTGATAACCATTGTAATCCCCCAACTGCGTTCCGCTATTAATAGAACCCGCAGTAACATCCATTCCGCGAACTAAACCAGCGATAAAGAACTGATTTGCGTTTGTTTGAACGATAATGTTCGGACGTCCGTAAGCCAATAACTTAACTTGCTTGTGAGCAATCGCGTCTTGTCTTTTTAATTGTACCGTCAACACTTGTTCGAAGAATGTAGTTCCGTTATCACGTGAACTTGTAATCGTAGTGTCAAAAGTGTTAGCACCTTTTAATTCAAATTTGTAAATTGAACTTAAAGCGGGTAAAGAAATACCCGTAATTACGTCTTCTAAACCTACGGCAGTGTCGTAAGTAACGTCCGTATAAGGGTCGTAAAGTCCGTAGTTAAGAACATAAATCGCTTGGATTCCCGAAATTGAATCCTTACATTGCTCTAATCTTCCGTGTGAAATATCGCAGCTCATTTTATTTTATTTTTTTAATGTTTAACAAAAAAAGGGTGGCAGTTTAATCCACCACCCCTTTATATTTTGGTTAGGTTGATTATCCGTAAATTACGATGTCTTCGATAACTCCGTATTGAGTACCCGCAGCCATTCGCATAACTACACGAACGTTGTCATCTCCTAAAGTAGCAGATGTATCAATTACTCTAACTTCTTGAGTGTCGCTCAATAAAGAACAACCGAAGTAAAGGTTAGAAGTAGTTGTAGCCATCATTGAAGAAGAAGGAAGTCCGTTAGCCATAAACAAAGGAAGACCGTTGAAAGTTACCATTCCGTTGTTATACCACATTGTTCCTTTCGCGTCAACACCCGAGTTAGAAGTAGCCAATGCAGAGAAACCACCTAATGCCGCAACGTATGCTTTAAGAACATCTTGAGAAACGTAAATTTTCAAGTCCGCTTTTCCGTAAAGAGTTGCAGGAATAGCATTGTAAACTGATTGCAAAGCAGGGATAACGTTACCCGCGTTGATAGCACCACCAGCGATGTTTTGAGCAACAGGAAGGTTAGGATCCGCTTGAGCCGTTGTAAACAATCCGTCAAATTGACCGGAAACTGCGGAAGAACCTTGCCAAATAGAAATCTCGTTAGCAGCCGCAACTTTTTCAGCAGCGTAAGCGATTAAATAATCAGAAAAAGATTTTGGTAAAGTATCGAAAGAAGAATAACCCATTTCGATTGATTGCCAAGTAGAATGGAATTCTGATTTACAAAAAGTCATATTAACTTGAAGGTCTTTAACTTGTAATACACGCTCAGTTAAATCAACGGTTCCAACTGGGGTAAAGTCGCAAGATGCGTCCTTCAAAAAATCAGTTGTCTCAAGTCGTTGAATAACAGCCTTGTATTTTACGTTAGGCATAACGGTTACACCGCCACCTTCGATAGTTGGTGCGCTCAAAAGAGCAGCAGATACGTACTTACCTGCCCATTGACCAGCGTAAGAAGTAGTAATTGTTGGATTAGCCATTTTTTTTTAATTTAATTATTTATACATTTTGTTTAATACGGAATCCATTATTCCGCGTGGTGCTTTTTTACCGATTTTAGTAAATTCGGTTTTAGCTTCGTTTTCGGGGTTAAAAGAAATAGGAGCGGGTGTTTCAAAAAGTTCGGTCTTTTCTTCTACGACTTCGGCAACTTTTGAAAGTTTTGCTAACTCAACTTTTAACGCTTCGTTTTCTTCTTTAAGTTTTTCCATTTCGCTAAAGAACGTTTCTTTAACAATGGATTCGATTGTTTTTTTAGGAGTAGATACAGGCGCTGACATTTCTTCTTCAGGCATTGCTTCAGTTGGTTCCTCGGTTGGTGCAACTTCTTCCTCAACTTTTTCTTCTTTTTCTTTAATTTCAGAAATAATACCTTCTTCAACGATCACAATAATACGCCCATCTTCAAGTTCGTATTCACCAACGGGAACGGCAATTTTTTGTTCGTCTTCAGTTACGACAAAAACTTCTTTACCCGCTTCAAATGTTTCAGCTTCGATTTTGGTTACTCCGTCTCCCATTAACATTTGCTCTAACTTTATTTCGTTAGATAACAACGCTTTTATTTTTTCTAATAGTGTGCTATTTTTCATTTGTGTTTATTTAGATTTTAATATTGTGTCAATTTCGTTAATCAATTTTTGATTATCATTAAATACAACTTCGGTTTGTTTATATACGGGAATATCATTTGCATTAATTCCTAATTCTTTTGCACTTGCTTCTATTGCTTTGTAATCTTTACTTGCTGTCATATTTTGTTTAATCACATAGCTTTTTAATCCTTTTAAGGCTTCCATAACATCGTCTAAATCCCTGTATACTTGAGCTAATTTTGTTCTAGATTTGTCGTAACTACTAACAATAGTTTTTCTATCATTAATATACTTTTGTAAATTTTCAACACTTCCTAACTCAATTTCGTGTTTTGCTAACTCAACTTTATTAGCTTGGATTTCATCCGCCTTGTTGATTTTGTCTAAAATTGTTTTCATATTATTATAATTAAAGGTTAAAAGTTTTGTTGCATTTTGTTATGGCTTCGGATACCAAAGCGGGGGTGGTGGAACTGGATTCGGTGGTGTTACGTCGCTTCCGATTCCTTGGTTTTGTAGTTCGCCAGTGCAACACTTTGAGTTATAGGTGTTATTCTTGCATAAACAACCACGCTTACCACCACGCGGACTATTTCTTATTTCTTGTCTTCTTGCTTTCATCCTTGTCCGCGATTTAGTTTTTTGTAATTCTTTGACGTTTTAAGTTGGCTCGTTTTTGATTTCGCGTGTACGTTTGGACGCTTAATCTTTGGCTTTTGAACGTGGTTAGAAGTTGCAACTTGTTTAGCCATTTATAACTTTACATTTTTAGGAGAAACACTTTTACTATAACTCAAAAGGTCTTCTATTCTTTTCATTGTTGAGTCGATATTTTTAGGATAATCAAACCCTAATTCCGATGCTTTGTTAACTATTTCCGTATATACTTTTGTAGTTCTATTATAGCCTGCATTAATATCGTCAATTCGTGCTTGTATAGTTTTCAAATTAGTTTCCAAAGATTTCTTTTGATTTTCTAAATCATTTTTTAATTTGAAGTATTGATTTAATTTACCTTCTAATTCCGAACCTTCTTTTTTAAGTAAATCTCCCTTAACTATCGTTTTATTTGCTTCTTCCGTAAAATCGCTAATTACACTTAAATTAACTTCGTGTTTTTCTAGATTTGTTTTTTCGATTGCTTCGATTTTTCCTAACTTGTTTAGGATTGTGTTAATTGTACTCATTTTATTTTATGTTTAATAGATTTTTAAGTTCGTTTACTATTTCCGTGGCTTCTTCTTCTTCCGAATTCATTTCGAATTTATCCGCGAAGTAACCTTCGATTGAAAAGCCTTTTACTTTGCCTTCTTTAACATCGTTCCAAACTTCGTCGTTGTTTACTTTCATTGAAATCATCCAAGTTCCTTTAGGTAGTGAGAATCCGTATAGGTTCGACTTGTCCTTTTTTTCGTCTTCGATTATCCACGACTCAACCACGCTTAAACCTTTGAGTTTTTTCTCGTGTTCGTAAGTCGCGTTGTTTTGGTTCGAGCGCATTAAAAACAATTCACTTGCTTTTCGTATTGTATCTTCAGAAAAGTAAATATAGTATTCTTCGTTCTTTGCGTTACGTCGGTAAATTTGTTTGTTTGGAACTAAAGCCGCACCCATTAAAATGCGTTTTTCCGTATCAACTTCTTTAAGTTCGATTTCGTGTTTATTTAACGCTACAAAATTTTCTTCGATCGCGGGAGATTTAACAACGCTTACCGCGTCGATTCCGCTTTGTTCGTCGTTTTCGTCTATGATTAGTTCAATAATTCTCATAACTTAATAATTTAATTTGTTTTAAAGTGTTGCGTTTTGTATTCGGTTACGGTCTAAACTTTGTGCCGTTGTTACTTGTCCACTAACTACGTATGCTTGTGTAGGTTGTTGTTGAAGTTGCGCTAATTGGTTTAGTCCGTTATTACCTACGACATTAAACGAAGGCGCTTGAGTTCCTCCCGACATTCCACCACCTATTG